AATGCTGGGCTATATGGACAAGTTCGAATTCTGGTTCGACATCGTTACGCCATAACTGATTTGACACCTAAATTGATATCTAAGTCCAGATATAAAGTCTGGACTTTTTTGCCCTAAGATTTGCATACGCCATTATTTTCCCATCCCTTCAGGTTTAAATTTGAGCGTAATCTGAACAAATTTACCCTCAGGAAATGTTCGCAACACGGTCATTCTCACAGTGTATTGATTTAAATGGTGAACTTGATATGCAGTGGCTGTTGGATTGTGTTTTGCTTCCTTTGCATGACGTTAATTTCAGCTTATCGCTCAAAGCGGACTGTCAGAGTTAATTGCATTCTGCATGCACAAATTGTCAGGTGGGATCTGGGCATGTAAACATGATTACTGGATTTCTAATGCAGATAATTTCTCCTCCAGTTCGTCTACTCGCTTAATCAATACTTTTACCGCAGCCAATGTGTCCATCATAATCACGTTGTTATCTAACTGAAGGCGGTCGTCGTCCACCCGTTCGCCGTTACGCATATATGACGTGTTAGTCTGCTTCACATACTGCGGATCAACGTCCCGCGCCTGCTGCGCGATAATTCCCCTGCGTGTCCTTTCCTGCTCGTCGTTGTTATAGACGAACGTCACCAGCTCAAGCGCCCGGATGCGGTCGACAGATAGCTGTCCGTCCGTCGGTTTAATGTCATGCTTCATGCGCGCGTCAGACGTTCCCTGGAACTGGACGTTCCCATTCTGGCTTCCGTAGATCCTGCCATCGCTCAGGAACTGCCACCACTGCTGGTCAGCGTTGAACCCCTGAACGGTGATCGCCAGACGGTGGTTAGACCCTACCTGTTCCTCAAAGTACAGCGCCGACATTCCAGCGGTTGCCCCTTTGTTGTCAGCACCTCGTTGCTTGAACCTTAATGTCAGGTTCGGGGAGTTAATCAGGGTTCCGAACGCTGGATTTACCGGGTCTGTTTCTCTTGTTGCTGTGTAACCCCACCACAGATCGCCGTATAGAGTCACAGCACCATAACATCCGGTATTCCCCCTAACGCGTAGCCCAGGATAGACGGCCAGCGCTCCGTCCTCAGTGATGATCCTGTGAGTGTAATCCGTCGTGCTGTTGCCATGATGAAAATCAATGTAAGGCGTTGGCGCGGTTAGCTCGATATGAGACCCGGCAATCTGTACGCCGTTTAAATTTCCGTTAACCGTTAGGTTCTTGTCGACCGTCAGGTTGTTTTTAAAGGTGCTATTCGCGTTCCATGTCTGCGCCTGCGTCCACGTGTTGGCCGCCGTCGTCTTCGCTACGTCCTTCAGCGCCGTGTCGATGTTCTGCTGTCGCGTGGCGTATTCGCTCAGGAACTGCGCCCACGATTTTACCGTCCCCGTTGTACCGTCCGGCTTCGTGACCGTCACGTTCCCGGCTCCAAATAAAAACTGCTGTTGATTTGCTAAATCAACATAAGTGCGGTCGAAACATTTCTGGATGCTGGCCGCTAATTCGTCACTAATTATCGCCATATTGTTAAGGGCCCCGAAGGACCCCTCCTGTTAAAGTAGGCTTATCGCGTTACTGTTGCGCGCGACAAAAGCGTCGAAGCGCATCAAAGTACGGAGTTCCATTGCACCGTTACGGTCGAGATAACAGCCGAAGCGGATAATCGCATCACCAGTTCCAGCCGGTACGATAAAGCGAAGACTTTCTAACGCCGCTATCCCATCCCATTGCGACCAAAATGTTTGTCCGTCAATAGATAGCGCCGTTGTCATCGCCCCGCCGCCGGAAGTATCGCCGCCAGGGCCCAAAAGCATTGCGTACCCTACGTAGCCAGGATTGAGACCGCCATCCGCGCCTGACTGATAAGACATACCAGCACGAAGGCCGCCGTTCTTATCCCCCTGACGTAATGCGCCTTTGATATCGACGACCTGATCGAATCCCTGCTTACGAATACGCAGAAGATCCCACCACTGCCATGTTGCTTTTGGCACACGGTTGTACGTGGACTTGTAGCAGTTGATTGCGAACGAGCCGACATCGCCCTCGATCCGCGACGCGTACACGGTGCCGTTAAAGTAACCATCATTGGCGCGTACAGTGCCGGTAAACGACCCACTGGACGCTTCGACGTGTCCCCGGAAAATAGCGTTATTGAACTGCGCACCGCCGTTCTTATTAACCGCCCACCCGGATACACCCTCTACATAGTTCGTTGACTGGATGTTATTTGAGATCTGCGCGAAGTCGATGACCAGGTTACGGGCCATCGCCTGCTGAAAATAAGCGCCGTTCCCGTCGATACCGAAGACCATATTTTTTGATCGCCGTTAGGCACATAAACGCCAAACGTATCAGCCTGGACCAGGAACTGTGACTGGCCGCTGCCGTCAATCCCCAGCTGGATACCCGCCACGTAGTTATTACCACCGGAAGACGTGTTGACCTTCACGCCCCACTGCGCTCCCAATTTCCCGTTTAAATCCGCCACGGTGGATGCCGTCTGCTGAACGGTCGCAGACATATCCCCGACCTGCGAGGTCAGTGTGATGATTTGCTCCGTGGTTGATTTTTCCAGGTCAGCAACGGTTTTGTTCGTCGTAGTGATTGCCGCGCTGTTGTCGCCAATCATGCTGCGCATCTGGTTAAAGCCGTTCGCCATCGCCAGGCCGTTAGATGCGATGGTTTCGTCCTGCTTCGTGATACGCGACTCTGCATCGCCCACACGCGAGCCGAGGCTGGTGATTTGCCCTGCCTGCGCGGTGATATCCTTCCCTTGCTGGGTCACGGTCGCAGTCAGCTGGGTAACGGCGTTCGCGGCGCCAGTGGCGGTGTCCTGCGCCTCCTGTGCGTCGGTCACATCGACAATGCTGATATCGTCCAGATACAGCGAATAACCGGCTCCACCATTCGGCCCCCTGGTGGAGATCCACATCTGCGCAATGCTCCGGTCGGCACCGACGGTCGCTACTCCCGTCAGGAGAACCCATTTGCCGCGCGAGATGTTTGTCTCGGAGATACGGACGGCTTCCGGCCACTGGTTTGCGCCGCCATTCTCTCCGCGAGCAAAGAGGCCGACAGACACGTTCCAGCCGTTCGGTGTCGACATATCGCTGGCCATGTAAGCCCAGAGAGAAAACCGATACTTACCGCCACCGCGAACAGCAAGCCAGTTCCCGATCATCTTGTCGCTGTTGCCGTTCTCGCCGTTGTTACGCGTGATTTTGAGCGACTTCTGGCCATTGCGGTAAACATCGGTCGAGACGCGCGCCAGCGAGCTGCTTCCCAGTTGCTGGTTTGCGGTGTACGACTCAAATGAGCCATCACACCAGGGGTTTAATCCCTGGCTCTGCAGCGCACCGATTGAGGCGTTGACCGACGTGATCGCGCTGGCATTAGAGGCAATATCTTTTCCCTGCTGTGTCACGGTCGACTGCAGGTTAGATACAGCGCCAGCCGTGGCATCGAGATCGACCCGGTCAGTAATATCGATAACGTACACATCATCGATATAAATTTCGCCTGCATTCAAAAACGCGTTGATGCTGACCGACATGGTGCCGTCTTTAGTGGCGGTCCATGTGTTGCTGTACTCCTGCCATACTGAGCCCGTCGGCATGGTGGCCGGGTCGAAACGCGCCTCAGCGATTACAGAGCTATCGAGATAGGCAAATCGAACCTTGTTATTCGGCTGCGTGTTCGGTTGCATAGTCGACCCGGCTTTGGCACGAAGCCACGCGCCAAATTTATACGTGCGACCTTTAACGGCATCAATTACAGAGTTATTCGATAACAGTGTTGGGCCCGTTGACGCCACGTATTTAACGATCTTCTTACCGCTGTGCGGGTTGGTAGCTAACATGACCGTCGCGGGCGACGGCGCGGTCCAGTTGTCAAAGTCCCGCTCGAAACCTCCGTTTAAAATCAGGTTGCCCGTGATTTTGTTATCCACATCAGCCATTGCTGCATTCAGGCTTGCAGAAACGGCGGTCGTGGCGCTGGCATTCGCAGCAATATCCTGGCCCTGCTGCGTGACCGTCTGCTGCAGCTGCGTGACCGCAGATGTATTCGCATCGATGGCCAGCGCGTCGGTGATGTCATAGATGGCGATATAGTCAATCTGAATGACCGACGCGTTCGGGTAGCAATAGAGCGCAAAAACAGAACCATCCACTGCCGCCGACGATGGCGCGCTAAACTCAGCGGCGTACGTCGCCCAGGTATCCGTGGCGGAGAACTGGCGGTTTTATAAGTCCCGGCCACATTCCCCAGGTAGTTAAACCGGCGAACCATGAAATTCATCGCGCCGGATACGCCCTTCGCCTTAACGATGACCTGGTAGCGGCGTGGGGTATTGTGTGGCAGCGGCGCTTTCTGGTTAGCAAAGAGGCCGGTATACAACGTGCTGTCGAGCTGCGTCATCTGGACGCCGGGTTTACCGTCGCCAAAGTCGCCAAACTCCACCTTGTTACGCGTATTCCCCTGGACACCCCACAGCGCCGATCCACTCATAAAATTAAAATCGTTTGCCAGGTTCTCGCCGCGATTGAGCATCGCATTCACCGCGCCGGTGACGGAGGTGATCGCCTGGCTGTTCGTTTCAATTTTCCCTTCCGCTGCCGTGGTTCGTTGCGTCAGGGACTGAATTGCGCTGCTGTTCGCGCTCTGCCCGGATTCAAGGTTCGACACTCGACCTGTAATGGCTGTAATAGCCTGGCCCTGGCTGGTGATAGTGTTGCCCTGCTGCGTCACTTTCGCATCCAGTTGGGTGCTGTTCGCGCTCTG